ACTGTATTAAGATTATCTTCTACTCCTGCAGCAATTAAATGATTGTCATGTATTGTAACATACTTAACGTGCTTTGCACTATTAACTGTTATTTCAGCACCAAAAAAAGTACGAGTATTAATATTAGCACCAGTACCTTCCATTCTAAAAGCATAAGGTTTGTTTGCTCCATCGGATATTACAATTGTACCATAATTGTCAGTAGCTGCTTCGTACAAAGCAAAACTTATTTGTCCTTGTCCTGTCCTAGCTAAAACACTTCGTCCTGTAAAGGCTGTATGATTGTCTCCACTACCGGCAACAGAACTTCTGCTTACGTTTAACCAACTGTTTCCGTCTTGACTAAAATATATTCCAGTACTTGCACAAGCTATAACACCATCTGCGTAAGGAATAACTCCTAGTATATTTGTTATGCTACCTGTAACTTGAGCACTTCCAAACTTAGCAAAACCATTAATACGTCTGTATCCACCCTCAATAGACACTTCAAAGTTACGAAGCTCTTGAGCAACTCCGGGAGTTTTAAGAAGGTCTATAGCATTAGTAGACTTTACAAGTCCACCTGAACATGCTACTGTATAGGGTTGTGATGCAGGCATTTAGAAATACGTCCTATCGTCTGATATGTACATTGGAGAAGGATTAATTAAATTAGACTTCATATGCCTCATTCCTTTTTTATAATCATCTAAAGCATATGCTGCTTGTTGTGGGCTGTCTTTAAACTGCCACACATAGTATCTAGTTCTAGCTGTTATTACATTAGCGTATTGGTCGGGGAATATTATTTCATCCCCATGTGCTGAAAGAACTGCAGGTTTGTCAAATGCATAAAAATGCACATTATAAACTTTATCAGGTATAGGACTTAAAGCAAACTTCCTATGGTCTGGACTACGTATAACATATATGGGTTCTCCATAAGCTTGCGTATCTGCATCATCTTGATTTTCAGAATCTCTAAAATAACGAGTCCAATCATCTAAGCTTAAAAATCGTAAACCTTTTGAAACATAAGGTGCTGTTTCTCCGTTAACACCTATTGTAGTAATATAAAAATCATCCCAATCAAGAGATGAATAATCAGTAGTTATACTAGAGCTTCCTGATTTAATTGTGTACCACCTAGTTCCTTCAACACTTGCTACAGTAACATTACCATAGAAAGGGTCTGTTCCTCCACTAGGAGCTACTGAGAAAAAAGGCAGTTGTGGTTCTTCATTTGCTATATCATTAATTGATTTGTTAATAGAATTTTTTACAAAACTTTGAATACCTTGTGAACTTGGGAAAGTTGCTGAAGTTAATTCAATTTCGTTTAGTTCTCTAAGAACATCGTTTGTTAATGTTAGAAATGAAGTTGCCATTATTTTTTACCTTTAGCTTTTTTCTGTGCTGTTTTACTTAAGTCTTTAAAGTGAACTAACTTTACACTTGTTTTAGTGTGTGATTTGTTTGTATGTAAAGTGCCGTCAGCCATTTTATGAGAGCTGCCTTTATGTTCGGTTCCGTCTTTCTTATAATGTTTTACACCTTTCATATTAACAAGGTTTAGCTTTAGCCATTCCACCATCTTTGTACATAGTACGACCACCATCTTTGTACATTCTACGACTAAACCGACTTCCTTTCTTTACAGTCGTGTCTTTTCTTTGTCCTGTATTTTGGGTTTTTTTATCTTGCATAGCTCCCATTTGTTCTTTCTTACTTAAACCTGTTGCACTTCTAGCACGTTCCTGACTTCTTGCCATCAGGTCTTTCATTGTTTGTGCTTGTGTTGTTTTTTGTGGACGTGTTAATCCACGACCTAACATTGCTAAATTATTAGTTACTCCGTATTTTGTTGTTTTCATTTTTTTCCTTTTTAATTAAAGTGTAAGGGGGAAGTGAATCTAAAATTCCTTTCCCACTTACGAATTGGTACTAGGTAATGCCCTAGACTATATTACTAACCTGCTTGAGTTGTTGTAATACCATCTTGAACTTTACATTGTCCATTTAGATACCAGTTAGTGCCATCAGACCAGACATGAACAAAATCTCCATGAACTGCTTTACTAGCTACTAATGAAATAGTATCTGCATCTGTAGCTGTAGCTACACTACCTGCTGCATCTTCCGGAGAAGATACGTTACCCACAATAATATTAGCACTTGATGCTGTTACTATTGTATGAGTACCTGTAGGTTCTGTTGCTCCAACATAAAACCAATACTCTAAACCTGCTGCCGGAGCCGGTAGAGTTGAGACTTTAGCTGCTGCTACGTTCATTACGAAACGAGTTCCTGACTCTGCTGCTGTAATTACATTAGCTGCAACTACTGCTTCAGTATCTGAAGGTTTTTGGATTTTTTCAGCTAATACACGAACATCAACTGTTCTTGCTGAATTACGTCCAGTATCTCTTATATTTTCGATTGTCATATTATTTACTCCTATAAACTTTATGCGTTAAACAAAGAGGAGGAGTCCGAAGACTCCCCCAAGTTTAGTAGTTAGTCTATTCCGTAGAATGCACCAACAAGGGCTTCATCTCTAAGTACTTTCGCACCATAAACATGTAGTCCTCTCACAATGTCACCAAACGATGTTGGGTCTCTCAACACTTCTGTTGATAGGATTGTGTTAGCAGTAGCAGTAGATGACATGTGACCTGCCAAACATTTTCCTGCAGCATTAGATGCAGCAGCAATGTTATTTGACTTGTACATTTCAAATCCACGAAGTTTTCCACTAGAAACTAATCCGTTTCTAATTGAACCTTGTCCACCATTATAGTCGACAGATAACAATTTAGAACTAGATTGTCCTAATACTTCATAGAAATCAGGACTTGCAACAAACCAACGACCTTCTTCAGGTACGTTTTGTTCGTCTAATAGTCTTGACATTCTACCCATAAGGTCTAGAGGGTCGTGTTCGCTAGAACCAAAACCTATGTCTAGATTACCTGTTCCATCAAATGTTCCGGCAGCTAAATCAGTAGCATTGTCAGAACCTAACACGTGGTTAGGTGATGAGGCAGATAGACCTGCAAACATAGTTACAAGTACAGCAGCATCGTAAGCATCTTTCAATGCGTATGCAGCGGAGCTTGAAGCAACTTCTTTAAAGTTAACATGTGACATGTTTGTTTCAATATCATCTACGATGAATTTAAACGCATTGGCACTATCAACTACTAAAGATGTTTCAGCATCTGTTAGTCTAGTTTCAGTTGTATCGGCATTTCTTACGTAGGCTTCTACGGAAATGACGGGTTCTTTTATAATCTTTACTGAGTCCCCGAAAGCAGATATCTCACCGGAATAATCGGTGTTTGTTATAGCTTCAATTACAGACGATTTTCTAAAAAAGTTTAAAACCTTTTTAGAGTAAACCGAAGGTAAAAAGAAACTATTAGTTTGTCCTGCAACGGAGTTAGCAAAGTTAGCATTGGTATCAGTACTCGGTTCAAAAAATTGAGCCATGATTGTTCTCCTTTGATTATAGTTTATTAATTAAACTATATAGTTTATTTTATGATTCTGCCTTGTTGCATTGCGTCGCTGATTTCACTTTCGTATTTATCAAACTCTGCCATGCTTAGTGCAGTAATCTCCTTTTCTGTCCAAACTTTAGAAGTTTTTGGGTCAACAGAGGTTGTCTTTGTTGATACCATATCTGCTGCGTTTGAACGGTTTTTTGAAGTTTTCTGAGTTGTCTGAGGAGTAGAATCTAATCCAACATCCCTTTTAAACAAATCTAAAGCTCTACTAGCTAAGTCAGCATCATTAGCATTATTGAATATCCAATCTTGGATAGACTTTGGTTGCTCTTTTGCCCAACCTTGAAAAGCCTCGCTGTTTTTGATATCTTCAAAATCAGGGTGCTTATTCTGTAGCTTACTTAAAGCTTCTCGTTGTATAGTTTCTTGTTCTCTTGCTTGTAATGTACTTAGCTTTTCTTCTAAAGCTTTAGCTTTTTCATTACTTTGTAAGTGAGCAACAGTTTCTACAACTTCGTAAACATCAGGGTATTCTGTTTTAAATTGTTCTAATTCTTCTGGAGATTTAGGAGCAACATATTCAGCTCTATTTTTTAAAGCTTCATCTAGTAACTCTTGTTCTCTAGTTTTAAATTCATCTAATCTAGAATCATAATGTTTTTTTAAATCATCATATCTTTTTTTGTAGTTAGGACGCTTGTAAGGTTTTTCCTCACCTTGCGTTTCTTCTACATCTTCTTGACTTTCTTCTACAGCTTGAGCTGTGGCATCCGGTGCAAAAAACAAATTATTTGATGATACAAAAGGTTTGTCTTTTTCCCCATCATAATCTTTTTTAGCATTATATGGGTTAACTTCTACTTCTTCATTGACTGGTTCAGTCATCTTCTTTCTCCTACTAAGGGCTTCATTCACAAGGTAGCTCTATGTCGACTAGAGGGCTTGTCTGTAAAGGTAGCCTTTCGGTTGTTGTTTGATAGAGTGCCTAATATTTTTAGGGTAGCTCTACCGGTTATTAGCTTCTTACGTGTCTTTGATAAGGGTCGAGCATCATGTTTTCCTTAACTGCTTTACCTACTAGGTCTTCTTGTTGACGAGACATTGCTGCTCCGTTATCAAGTGTAGTTTTAGTTACATTAATGTTTTGTTGTTGTGGCTCTTGGGGAGCAGCCATAACTTCTTTCTCTTCTTTTATCGGTCCACCTTCGTAAGCCATTAAGCGTTCATTATTTTGAGCTTCTGCAGCTTCCATAAGTTCTTCGAGTTTATCGACACCTATGACTCTAACCGCTTCTGCTGTAAAAACAAACTCTCCGTCCGATAACCTTGCAGGTATCGAATCGGATATTCCAGTTCCGGGTCCATCAACTGGACCTTCTCCTGAAAATTCTGCAGCAACTTCTATTACTTTGTCAAATATCATGCTTAACGCATTGTTGCTTTCTAATTCTGTATTTAAAAATTCTTGTTCTTCTGGACTTAATGCTTGTCCAACTACAAAGTCTACGTAGTCTTCTTCCATTTCTTCGTCAGGTTGTAAGCCTTCTTGTGAAGAATCATACTCTTCTTGAGTATTTCCGGGTAATGCAATAGTTTCATCTGGTCTTGTAGGAGCACCCATAAGGTCACCCATTTGTGAATTCATTGGAGACTTTTCTGACATATCCAATGCTTCTCCACCTTCTGCAAAGTCATAACGGTCTATATCGTCAAGTACAATGTCAGATGTATTTTCTGTTTTTAACTTTCTCATTATTTCTAGTTCAGTTAAGTTTCCTTTTTTTGTTGTTTTATTAAGTGAAGATACATCTTTTAAAGGAGTTGTTATTTGTCCAAGAGTTTCTAATTGAAATCTTTTGCCTTCTTCAGTATTGTTATACCACGCTGAAACTTGGTCTTCTTTTTTAGTTGCCCAACTATCGTAACTATTAATGTACTTACGTTGAAACATTTCTCTATCTAACTCGTCTCCTGCAAAACGTAAAGGATAAGCTTTTAAGTCACCTTCAAATTTATTACCTGCTTGAGCAAACTCTTTCCAACCTTTACCTAAAATTTCTTCGCTTGGTTCTATTCCTTTTACATTTCCTAAAATAATATCATCAAGTTCCGCTAAGAGAATTATATCATTAGGGTCTTGTGAGTTTTCTCTTTCTTTTCCAAAATTCTTTTTAGCTTCTCTAGCTTCAGCTTTTGTTATCCAAGTATTACCTTGTGGTGTATTTAACTGTTTTGAAGCATACGAAGGCATATCATTTAGTAACTCAGCTACTTTTGATTTTTTATTTCCTTTAGAAAATAATTTAGCTAGTTTAGATACATTCATTTTTATTGTTCGTCTTTTCTTTCGATAGCTTCTTTAACTTGTTCTTTAAGGTTACTCAACCTGTCCAGAGAATTCACTTTCCCCTGACTGCGGAACATTTCCTGTTCCGATGTTGCCACCACCATTGCCTGTAACTCCGAGGTCTTGAGGTTGTTCAGGTGCTCCACTAGGGCTTCCCATTGGGGGTTGTTCACCAGAGGCATCAGCCTCCGTGCTATTTGTTTGTCCAACATTATTTTGCATTCCTATAATTTGTGCCATCATTGCAGCTTCTTCAGGGTCGTTGAGTATTTCATCAGGGTCTAAATCTAAGCTATAAGCTAGTTCACTTATGAGTTTAGAAATTTTAACAAACGGAGCAATAGCAGGACTTTGTGCAGTTTGTAAGAACATAGTAAGTCTTTGACTTCGTACTTCTTTTTGCATCAAACTATTTGTTCCTGTAGCTTTAACTTCTAAATCTCCCATCACATCAAGAGACCCATCAAAAAATTGCATGTTCCATTGAAAGTATGACTCTCCTAAAGGCTTTAATAAAAAGTCATCAAGATTTTTAACAACTGTTTTAATGTTTAAACTTGATGCACCTAGTAACATTGACATGCCTGAAGCAGTCCTTGTCATACTTTGTACACCTGTTTGCCCATGAGAGTAACTTGGTATTCCTGTTTGTTCATCTGCTAACTGTCTAAACCTATCAAACATCATCATGTTTTCAGGAGCTGTGTTAGGAAACTTTAATCCATAAATAGACTGTCCCGGCATTCCTGCTTGTCTTCTAAATACTTTTCCCGGATATACTTCCATTGATTGTCCACCAACTAAGGCAGACTCATCTACATCAAATACTAATGAACCTGCTAGTGCTAAGTTATCAATAGCCATCCTAGCGTGTCCATTCATTATCTGTTGAGAATCATCCATGTTTTCAGCTACTCCTATACCAAAGAAACTGTAAGGGTTTCTTTCATAAGGAAAAGAATGGTAAGGTATTCGTGCAGGAGTAAATGGATTTATAACTGCTCTTAATAATTCGTTTCCACATATCCAAGCATTAATTTGAACTTCATCTAAATCATCTACAGTTTCTGGTAACTCTATTCCTACTTCTCTTGCGTATTCTGCATCCATAATGCCCCAATACTCAAGTACTTCAAAATTTGGATTATAAGACTCATCAGCTCTATTATCATCTTTTAGTCTAGATTCGTATGCTTTTTCAATATAGTTTGGTCCTTCTTGTAAACATGCTCGTATAGCGTCTTCATCAAAGTAAGGCATACTACGTAACTGTCTGAGTTGACTTCTATTCATTTTGTGTCTATGAATTGCAAACTCACACTCATCAATATTAGTTGCAGCAGGGTCAGGATAAAAATCCCAACAACTTACAAATTCTATTCTTGGTACTCTAACTTCTAATGGATTGTAAACTCTTTTTCCTTCTCCATCATCGTCCCATTTATTTAAAGTTTTATTAAAATTAAATGGTCCTTTAACTATTCCTGTACCTAACAAAGCAGATTCTAATAAAGCATTTCTTATTTCTGCTGAACCATTAGACTCTTCTATTTGGTCATGGATAAGTTTTTCCATACGTCTAGATGCTTTTTGTGCAGGATGAATTTCAGGTACTTGAGGTAGTGGAGATGTTCCTTCTTTTAAAAAAGGTTCTGCTATTGTATCTATTGCGTCTTCAAATAAACCATTACTAAGAGTAGCTCCTGCTTTTAAAACTCTTCCATCCCCTGTAAATCCAATATCGTCAAGACCTTCTTGTGGAGCATCCTCCATTCTGTTTCCAATATTATCAGGTATTTCTAAAGAAGGAGACGGGTTTGCTGTATCTAAATAAGCTTGACCTTTTTCTCCTTCAGGTAATTTTGTTTCTGAAATACTTAAAGGAAATTTACCTGTTCCAAAAATAACATCTATTAACTGACCATAAGCAGCTAGTACTTTTGTTTTAGTTATCTTAACAAATATTCTAGATTTTTCTGATTCTCTAAATTTAACAGTCTTATTATAAAGACCTCTATAGTTTTCGTAAGAAGTAAACCATCTTTTTTCGTCAGTCTTTCTTGCGTCTTCGGATAAAGCAAAACGACCTTTTACAATACCAACTAAATTTTGTCGTTGGTCTTGTTCTAGTGTTAAACTTTTTCCTGCTTCACCTTCTACTTCTTCGTAGATATTGTCAGCATTTAAAAATGTATTGTCGTTATCTGCCATAACAATTAATACTCAACTCCGAGTACTAATTCTATATCACCTACCGAAAAGTCAGGAGTAACATCTGTTCCTGCTAAAAACATAAAACAGAATACACTTGTAGTTCCTGCTGCTGCTTGTAATAAAAGAGGAAATCTTGCTTTAGCTATTTGGTCTCCATCTGTTGCACCCGCACTTTCTAAGTTGTTATCAAATCTAAAAATTCTACCACCACCATAGTTGTAGTCGTCAGCAGAACCATCAAGTGTTAAAGTCCCCATTACTTTAGCTGCTGCAAAATCAGCATCAGATACGTTTCGTGCTGAGTTAGCTGCACCTACAGACTGATTAGTTTGACAGAAAAACAATTCTCCATCAAATACAGAATTAGATTTAGAAATAATCATAGCCGATACAAGTTTAGAACATTCTCCTTGTTTTCCTACAGCTAATGGTATTTCTGTGTTATTAAATAAAACATCGTTGTTAGCATAAGTATCTCCTGTGATAACAGGTACTACCCTAATAACTCTTCTTGCATTCTGATTCATCATATTTTTTCCTTGTATCTTTATTAATAACCAAATTTAGAATCAGAGGGCTGATACATCTCTCTCTTAAACTCTCTCATTCTTTCAAAGGTATTTGATATTCTAGGTCTACTCATTATCATATATCTTAACGCATCATATGCGTGGTCCGAAGCATGTGTATCCACATCTTCAGGATTAGTTTTTGATAAAGGAATACCTTGTATTTCTCTAATTAAATTAGGACAGCTTGTAGCTATCTGTAACTTAGGTCTTCCGTTATCTCTTACTTTTAAATATTCGTGTATTTGGATTTTTCCTTGTATACGATTCTTATCTGCCCTTCTTAGTTTGTGTCCTGCTTTTAATAAAGCTTCTCCTACAGTTGGTCCAGTTGTTCCTGTGTTAGCCCATGCTGCAGTATCTAAAACACCATTTACAGAGAAAGGGTCTTCTTGTTCCATCTCTGTTATTATAGAGCCTAATTCTTCACCTGTCAAGCCTTTTCTGTATAATTCTCGATAAATAATTAAAGTATGGTCTGTCATATCTATTGTTCCCCACAAACAACAAGACTCTGAAGCGTAGCCATAATCAATTCCTTTTAATCTTTCCCATGCTATAGGTATCTGTAAAGGGGGTATAACATGCACATCGGGGTCAAACTCTACGAATGCTGCCCCTTCATTAACATCCCAGTTACCTTCTAGTAATTGTTTACGTTGTACAGGGGGTAACGAATTCAACATCTGTTCATACATACCATCATTGGCTAAGTAAGGGTTATCAGATAACTTGGCAGGAATAAATTTTCTTGTTAATCCATCATGACCTAAAAAACTTTTATCAGGTTCGTTAGGTAATATATATCTTTTCTTTACCCAATGAGCACCAACACCACCCGGATTTGCTGTGCATCTTAAGTAGGTTTTTATACTAGAGTCAGTTGTTCTAAGTCTAGAGGCTAGGTAGTTCCAACCAAAATCTGTAGGTAAATGAGTTATCTCATCAAAGCCTATCCAACTGTACGCTTGTCCTTGATATCTGTATACGTCTGCATCTCTTTCTAAAAAACCAAATTCTATCTTAGCTCCTGAAGGAAAGTTCCATACCTTTTCTACTTCTTTAAACTTACATCCCGGAAATGCTTGTGGATATAACTCACGTGACTTGTCTATAAGTTCTCGTAGTTCGGGCATAGACCTTCTAAGTATTAAACCACGATGAGCTTTTTTGTGAGCATAACGTAGTGGGTCTATGAGCATAGCATAACTTTTACCACCACCTGCAGCTCCTCCGTACAACACATCTTTTTCATCGGCTGCTAAAAAACTAGTCTGTGGTCCTTCGTTAGCGTGAAAGATAACATTTGCATCCTTTAATAATTCTTGTACTGATGGAGCTACCTCTTTAAGGTCGCTTTCAATTACAATTTTATTATTAGTTTTTTCAGTAGCTTTTGTCAGAACTTCCTTTTCTGTTTTTAATTTAACTTCTTTTGCTTTTAGTTTATCTTTTTCTTTGTTTAATTTTTTTTGTTCTCTAGCTAGTAGTAATTTTCTTTTATGAGCTTTAGAATGTACATAAGAAGATTTAGACCCTATAGGTCTACCACCCTTTCTACTTTTTTCAACAAGCTTGGATAGTCCGACATGGCTTAGTTTACGTCCTGTTTCATTTGTAATAAGCTCGGCTGCTTCTCGTAAAGAAAACTCTTCGTTTTTTATTGTCTTAATATATTTACTTAATGCAAGAAGTTCTTTTTGTATTGGTTTTAACCAACCTTCTTTGTCACTTAGTTCATAACCAAAAGGAATAGTTTTACTTTTCTTTTTTATATAACCTTTTTGTTCACTCATGATTGATTATGTTTCCTATGAGCTGTCTTGATTTCCCAATCTTCTATTGCTTTCTTTATACTGTCTTCTGCTAGAACAGAACAATGTAACTTAATTGCAGGTAGCTCTAAAGCTTCTGCTATGTCTTTATCTTTAATAAGCTTTGCTTCTTCAACTGTCTTACCCTTTAACATCTCAACAAACAAAGTAGACGAGGCTATAGCAGAACCACAACCATAAGTTTTAAACTTGACATCTTCTATTATATCTTCGTTGAGTTTTAATTGTAAACGCATAACGTCTCCACATGCAGGTGCTCCTGTCATGCCTGTTGCTACGTTAGGGTCTTGGGGGTCGAACCGACCTACTGAATGTTTGTCGGGATTGTTTAAGACACTATCAAACCTGTCTAGTACCTTTTGAGAATATGCCATTATTTTTTAGATTCGTTAAAAATCCTGTCAAAGTTATCACGATATTCTTTACTATACACTCCGGGTCTTGCTTTAGAACCCTTTCCTGCTATAGTTTTTCTAAACATGATAGGCTTTTCATCACTTCCTATTTGATTGCTTTTACTCATCTTTACCACTTTTCTTTATTAGCCCAGTATGCTGCTGACATTTTTCCTTTGGCTATGTTCTTCCCGTGTCTAGCCTTAAAGCTTTTACGTTTAGCCTTCATCCTATCAGACTCACCTGCTTTAGGTTTGCCTGCTGTACTAGCTCCTTGTTCTCCAAAGCGAATAGTCTTTACTTTATCTCCTACTTTAGCAACAACAACATGTGACTTCTTAGGATGACTAGGAGTTCTCTTAGGTTTGTTAAAACCACTAACACCTGCTCTTTTTAATCTGCTATCTTTTTCTGCCATTATCTTTTCTTTCCTTTGTGCAACCCATGTGAAGCATGTTGCTTTCCTTTTTTAGTTGCTTCTCTTTTCTTTTTATTAGCTGCTGCTAGTTTCTTTTTACCGGCAGGAGTTGATTTAAGTTTCTGTATAGTTTTTGCAGGGGCATACACCTCTCCTGTTTCTGAAGATTTCTTACCACTAGCCGTTCTCCATTTTTGTCCTGTCCATTTCTTTAAAGACTTCTGTGATTTTTTAAGTGCCATAATATTATAATGATTGAAAAGTAAATATTAATAAAAGGATTAGTACTGCTCCTAATACAGGAGGTATTGTTGGCAAGAAAACCATGTACAACATTGGATTCTTTACCATGTCTTTTATAAACTTTGTTTCTTTACTTATAACCTCCTCCGGCTGCTTTGTATTCTTTTGCTAACATCTGAGCTTTACGTGCAGACCATTGACCTGCCTTACCACCTTTAGTTCCTGCTTTAATCTTATTGAATAGTCTTTTACGCATAGTAGGCTTTGTGTAGTTGCCTGCTTTATTTACTGTTGATTTCTTTTTTGTTGCCATTAATGTAATATGTTTTGTTCTTCTAAGTGTTCTTTTCCAAAAGAGTACTGTTCGTAATCAGGTCGAAAATCAACACTAATAATTTCACCAATAATAGTTAAACCTAATTCAAAAGCAATATTATCTGCTTCTTCTTCAGTTTCTGCAAACAGATTACTACCTGCGTACAGTTTATTATCTTGTTCAAACTCAGTTAGGTATATCTTCATATCGTACTTCTTCTGCTTCTATATGTATTGTTTCTTTCTCAGGTAGTATGAAGATACCTCCTGAAACATTGTGGTCAATTTGCATACGTTCTGTTTTAGAAACACCAACTCTATCTAATATAGTTTGTGCTGCTTGTAGCTTTACATTAGCTTGTGGTATGGCAGTATCACTATCCATAACTTCAACTAATTTAAAAGCTGCTTTAGGTGCTTCCCTTGCGAGGACTGTTGAGGCTAACTCGACTATTTCTTGTTTAAGGCTTTGCATAATTTGATAGTGGTTTCCTGCGTAGCCTGCAAGTTCGGCTGAAAGTTTTAAATCTCCTTTA